ATTATTCTACATCAACTGGTCAGGTTTGCACAACTCTTAAACAGCAGTCTAATATTGGTGAAAAGAGAGGTGGAAATAAGCGTTTTCCCGATGATTCAGTTTAGAGGTATAGCATTTTAGATAGGAAATCGTCGGTATTTTGCTTTTTGAGATATTCTTTTATAATATCTGAATTTATTTTGAGTGGGAATGATATGTTTTCAGTGAAACGGCGCATATTTAGTTTGAGAAGTATTGTTTCAATACAACGCCTTAACTCTCGGACTCCATGTTCATCTGTATATGTTTCAATAATTTCTTTAATTGAATCATCACTAAAAACAACTGAATTATCATCGAACCCAATATTTTTATTGAGTTCTTTTATGATGTAATTTTTTGAAATATTTATTTTTTCAGTTGTAGAAAATCCGGAAAGATTAATTTTAACGAGGCGGTCTTTTAATATTGGATTTAACAGGTTTTCATCATTATATGAAAAAATAAATAGGCATCTTGATAAGTCTAAATCAATCCCCGAAAAATATTTGTCTTGAAATGAAGAATTTTGGGTTTGGTCAGTTAGGTGGGTAAGAACTCCGATAATTTCTTCGCCGTGTTTTGTCCCACTGACTTTATCTAGTTCATCGAAGAATATAATCGGATTCATTATTTTAGAGTCCATAATTATACTTACGATTCGTCCCCAGTTTGCGCCTTCATAAGTATAGTTATGTCCTTCAAGAAATGTCGCGTCTGTTGCTCCACCGAGAGCAATCATATGAAAAGGGCGACCAAGAGCTTTGGAGATTCCATTTCGGATGAGAGATGTTTTACCGATTCCGGGGGGTCCTTGAAGTGCAATAATATTTCCGGATGAAGAAGGATTCGAAATCCACTGACAGACGACCTGCATTATTTTATCTTTGGCTTCAACATGTCCGAATATACTGTCATCCATTTTAGAACGAACATCCGAAATGAAGTCATTTATTTTATTCGGATTGTCATTTATGGAAACCGGAAGATTAACATAATTACCAAATGGTATTTTTAGGATTCCTTCCATCCAGCGATTCAGCTTGAAATATTCTGGGTCGGATGTTTCCATCAGTTCAAATTGTGTGAAGCGCTGCATAATATTTCTTTTTGTTGCTAATGGAATATTAAATTTAAGAATACGAAATCTCTCCGGAATATCAGAGAACTCATATTCATTCAGTTCTTGCTCTAACTTTTTTAACTCTTGTCTTTCATCTTTTGATAACTTTTTCCAATAATTAAACTCAATCTCTGTCATAATTTCGTATTCTTTTAATGAGATATCTAGTGTTTTCAATGTCTTCGGTGAAATTTTTTTTTTACTAATTATAAAACTATTTTCTATGGGTTCAACTTCGGAAGTATCTTTTTTAGATATTTTGGAAAGTGTTTTAGATTGTTTTGAATCCTCACTTTTTTTCTTCTTAGGTATTTCATTATCTTCATTCATAATGTTTAATTCATAGGAAGTATTTTCTTTTTTCGGTTTTTTTATTTCTTCTAAATCTGAAAATATTTCTGAGAAAAATCTTTTTTTAGGAGAATCAATCATTATCTATAATATTTTATTTTTATTTAGGAATAAACCAAAAATAAAAAAATTGATTTAAAAAAAACCAATTTAAAAGAAATATAATACTATATTATAAATCTCTTTATTAAATATGTCTAAACTACTTCAAGAATTATCAGACGTTAGTAATATTGCGAATATTACAGAAGTTAAATTCGGATTATTGAATCCGGATGCTTTAAAAAAAGCATCAGTGTGTCATGTGACTATTCCGGAGACATACGATGGAAATGAACCGAAGGAGAATGGTCTCTTCGATCCGAGGATGGGTGTCTTAGAGAGGGGTCGTATTTGTCCCACTGATGACTATGACCATACTATATGCCCCGGTTATTTTGGACACATTGAGCTTCCACTTCCAGTTTATTGGATTCAACACATGGATACTATTATTAAATTGCTTCGATGCGTATGTATTCGTTGCGCGAACTTATTGGTCGATAAATCGAATCCGATTATAATGAAAGAATTGAAGAAAAAGAATGGCGCAAATGCTTTTAAGTATGTTGCGGATTTATGCACTAAACAATCTAGTAAGAAGTGTATTTACAATGGAGGTTGTAATGCGGTTCAACCAACTATATATAGAAAAGTAATGGGAGACAAGTATAAGAATGACAATATTATTCAGATCGATGCCGAATATTCCTCTGACGCTTTTAAAGATGCGAATGAGAAGAAATTGAAATTCATGCTCCCAGTGGAACACGTATTGAACATTTTCAAGAAGATTACGAATGAGGACGCTGAATTATTGGGCTTTGATGTCTTAGATTCCCGCCCTGAATGGATGATATGCACTGTCGTTCCAGTTGCTCCTCCTGCTGTTCGTCCATCGGTTCGTCAGGATAATAATCAGAGAGCAGAGGATGATTTGACCTCGAAAATCGCGGAAATCGTAAAGAATGTTAATCTTCTTAAAAAAGAATTGGAGAAAGCTTTAAAGAAGGAGAGTGATGTTGAAAAGGAGAGTTCCGCGCGTCAGATTAATTTGGTCCATAATATGATTCAGTATCATGTCGCGACTATGGTTGACAATGAGATTAAGAATATTCCAGTAAGTAGCCGTCGAAGTGGACAGCCTCTTAAAATGATTAGACAGCGATTGAAGGGAAAGGAGGGACGTATTAGGTCGAATATTATGGGAAAACGTGTAGACTTTTCTGGAAGGACTGTCGTCGGTGTTGACCCGAGTATTAGTATTGATGAGTATGGTGTTCCGATGAAAATTGCGATGAATCTTACTGTTCCGGAGATTGTAACGAAATACAATAAAGAGAAATTGTATCGTTTGGTAAGGAATGGCCCATTGATTCACCCGGGAGCGAAGCAGATAACGAAAATGAATTACGACGAGAATGGAATTGCTCATCCAGAACACATTTATTTGAAGTATATTGACCGGAACAGTGTTGTATTGGAGGATGGTGATGTTATCGATAGACATTTGATGGATGGAGATTGGGGTCAGTTTAATAGACAGCCTTCTTTACATAGAATGAGTATGATGGCGCATAAGGTAAAAGTAATGCCCGGAAAAACTTTCCGTTTGAACGTGTATTGTACGGCTCCTTATAATGCGGATTTTGATGGTGATGAAATGAATACACATATTCCTCAAAACATTCAGACCGCATATGAGTTGGAGAAATTGACTGCGGTTCCCACGCAAATCATCAGTCCCGCGAAGTCCGAGCCCATTATTCAGGTTAATTTCGATACAATGGTTGCCGCGTTTTTGATTACACATCCACACGTGAAAATAAGCCGGAAGAACGCTTTCAATTTGACGATGACGAATAATCAATACACTGGAAAGATGCCTTCTCCTGATAAGGATGGAAACTGGCGCGGACAGGATATTTATTCTATGTTTTTGCCAGATATTTCATTTACGAAGGAGAACAAGAGCTATGATATGGACCCAGTCGACCATAATAAAGTTATTATTGAGAACGGTGTTTTCAAGCAGGGAATTCTTGATAAAACAATTATTGGGAAGACGTTGATTCATATGATTTTTGACTCATTTGGACCGGAAGCAGTTCGAAACTTCTTAGATAATAATCAGAGAATGTTGAACAGATGGCTATCGGAACATTGTTTTACGTTGGGAATGGGAGATTGTATTCCGACCACGGAGGATAATAAAAAAATTAAAGAATTTATTGAGGGAAAAATTCGGAATGTTAATACAATTATAAAGGAGGCAAATGTTGGTATTTATAAACCGGATTTGGATGCTAGATTTATTCATATTAGTTTGGAAGAGGATATTAAGGAGCAGTTGGATGGAGCGAAGTATGATTTTGAGAAATATTTGAAGAAGACTATTGACAGAAAGAATGGAATGTATATTACAAACAGCTCCGGAGCAAAGGGTGATGTGTTGAGTGCTATTTGTCAGACGCGTGGATTCTTGGGACAGACATCAATCATTGGAAGTCGTGTTGCGTTCGGTTATGATAAGCGGACTTTGCCCCATTTTTCGAAGGATGATTATGGCGCGGTTAGTCGAGGATTCATTGTGAATAATTTTTTCCATGGGTTGGACCCACACGAGTTGTTTTTCCACCAGATGGGTGGGCGCGTTGGTGTAATTGATACAGCGATTAAATCCGTAAGTTATGATACAACTGTTGTGATTTTGGAAAACGGAGAAATGAAATATATTCAGATTGGTGAATGGATTGATAAGCATTTGAATGAAAATAAAAATGAAATCGAACATTTACCTGAGAAGGAACAAGAGTTATTGAAATTGAAGGATGGCGCGTATATTTCGACGACTGATGACGATGGTAATGTTAGTTGGGGAGAAATAACGGCGATTACTCGTCATGACCCCGGAAAAGAAATGTATAAAATTTATACTGAGAGTGGACGCGATGTTAAAGTCGTCGAGAGCAAGTCATTGATTGTTTGGAATGAAGAAATGAAAAAATTCATTGAAAAGCCGACCCCAGAAATTAAAGTCGGAGATTATTTGCCTGTTACGATGAATTTGGAGTGTCCTCCGGTTGTGAATTCTGAATCTGTAAATATTCTCAATTCTTCAAACGAAAAAATATCGGAATATTTGCGGTCTTTTAATGAAGGAGATCAGAACCTTTTTAAGATTCCCAATTATCAGAAGATTCTTCCATATTTATTTTCAAGAATTGGAGTATTTACTGAAATAAATGGAGATGAGTTAATTGTGTATTGGAATCAGATTCATAATTATCGGGTTGTTAATGATGTTATTTTGGATTCAATTGTTAAGATTGAGAAATTATCAGTGTTAGATTATCCAAAGGTATATGACATTACAGTTCCGAAAACATTGAATTTTGGTCTTTCAAATGGATTACAAGTTCGTGATACTGCCGAGTCAGGCTATATGCAACGTCGTTTAATCAAAGCTCTTGAAGATTTGAGCGTTAAATATGGCGGGACTGTTC